ATGTGGATCAATAGTAAGGGTCTGGCTGGTGTGCTTGAAGTAAAGTATGATGCGCTTGTTAAATCTGTAAAGAGAGCAGAAAAACAAGGCAAAAAATTTTGCACTATAAACGGTAAAATTTTACCGTTTAAACATATAAATGGTAGCCGTGGTGGCTCAAGCGGCAAAGTCCTCCAAATTTGGCTAGATGACGAACTAATTATAGACGCTATAAAAAAAGGAGTTATAACAGACCCTATGATAAAAGCTAAGCTACTTAGTATGCTAAATATGCGGGGTAACGATACGCCTATAAGTGATAAGAGTTTGCGTGATATCAAAGAGAGTAGCAAGGGTAAAAGCACGACTGAATTTGCAAAATTTAGCGAATTTGAGATAGATGAGAGAGGCGAATTTAAAGTAAAAGATGAGCGCAATGACAAAGGGGCTAACTTTTGTAGTGGTAAAGTGGCTAACCTTAGCAATGGCAGCGACCATATTTTTGCCTTGGATAGAGATTTTAAGAGTTATAGTGATATGGATAGTGCGCCAAATGTTAATAGCTTTAGCACTAATGAGTGTAGATTAAGAAAGAGCAGTGAGACAAAATTTCAAGGAGATAGATATGTTAAAGAGAGAGCTAAAACTGATGCTTATGGCACTGGCGATGGTTTTGATGATGTGGGCGGTGCTAATAGCTTTATGGATAGCGGTTGGGGTGTGGATAGCTGTGCCAATAGCAGTAGTAGCATTATGGCTAGGATATCAGATGGCGATGGATTTAAGGGTATAAAGGAGGAGTTGTATGAAGATAGTTGCTTGGGAGATGATGGAGATAGCAGGGACAATAGCGCTTATAGCACTCATAATATACGAAGCCGTGCAAATGCTAAATCTATAAATAGCGATATAGAAGCCCTTTTTAATGATTTAAGCGTAGATGATAGCAAAAAGGCAGATGCGCTTTTAAAAGCTAAAATAGTAAAGATGTGGCTTAGAGCAAAAGAGAGTAAAGGCGTCAAGATAGATGCCTTTTTATCATACATTAACATTAATAAGATGTATGATAAAAGAGTATCTAAAGGCCAGCTATATGATTGGAGTAAAAAATATAGTATAGGCGGAATACACGGGCTAGTTGATGAGCGTGGCGGGAATAAACCTACGCTAATAGAGTCAATGGGTATCTGTGATAAGGTAGATGAGCTAATACTATCAAGTAAAGGCAAGATAAATGCATACAATATATATAATAGACTTCATCACAGCTTTGTAAATCAAGGGCTACTAACTCATGAGGAGTTTATACGCAAAGAAAAGGAGATAATCCCATACACAGCGCTAAATAGATATGTAAACAGGTGGAAAAAGGCTCACCCAACAGAAGTTTTATATATAGAAAAGGGATATGATGGAGCGATAAACTCAAAGCTAGCAGCCGTTGGGGAAGCTAGCTGGAGTGCGACGGCTATAAATGAGTATGTAGAGATAGATGCGACTACTCTTGATATATTTGCTAAAAAGATTGATTTGGATTTAGCTAAGGCTATATATGAGATGAATAAAAATTCGTTTAAGGATTTACAGGAGTGTAGAGCAAGGGTAGAAGAGAACCAAAAGCGCTACACTGTAGTTGGGCTTATAGATAGATATAGTGGGGTGTGCTCGTATGTGATAGGCAAAAGCGAGAATATCCACACAGTAAAAAGAGCCTTAGCTAAATATATAGCTAAATTTGGTGTGCCGCAAAGGGTAATTGGTGATAATGGCAAGGCGTTTAAAAGCCATGAGATGGCTGGGACATTTGAGAGCTTGGATATTGAGTATAGGGCTGTTAGAGCATATAGTGGGTGGCTAAAGCCATATATTGAGAGAAGCTGGAGAAGCTTTCAAGATAACTTCAGTCAAAATTTAGCCGGATTTATAGGGCACTCTGTAGAGCAAAGACAGGCTATTGAGTTTGGGTATTCTAAGATGGAAAGACGGCTAAAAAAGGGTCAAAAGACAAATTTAAAAGAGATGCTCTTGGTAGAGGATTTAGAGAATTTAATAGATAGATATGTAGATGGGTTTATCAATGCTAGATGGATTGATAGGCTTGGGGCTACTCCTAATGATATCTTTAAAAGAGATGGCTTAGAAGTAAAGCGCCTAAGCGCTTTAGCAGTAAATGCGAGACTAGGACAACTCATAAGCAAAAAGGTATATAAAAAAGGGATTATGCATGATAACTCATACTTTATAAATAGCAAAATTTACGCATATGATGAAGTAAAAATCGTAGCAAATCTAAATAATAGCGATGAGATTTATATCTGGAGCTGTGAGGGTGAGTTTATAGGTGTTGGGGTTAGATTTGATGATGGGCTAGGTGTGAGTGCTGAGATAGCAAGAGAGGCTAGAAACTACTCTAAACGCAAGATCGATAACGCAAGAGCCAAGGCAAATGAAGCAGCAAGAATAAATCAAGATAGCTTTGTAGAGTATGTCCAAAGCGTAAGTGTAGATAGCAGCGTAGCAGTAGAGTATGCTGATGAGCAAGGGCTAGAGATAGAAAGGGAGCATAAAAGGGCTAAATCGCTTAAGGCTATGAGCGTAAATCTAATCCCTACAAAGAAAAAACCAAAGAGAAAGGAGTATAGCTGGGAGGATTTGGCGTAAAAATAGGTAAATCCTATTTAAAGGGCTTAAATTAAAAGCTCTTTAAATAGCATTTAAAGCTAGGTTTAATGAGCCGTATTAATGCTAGTAATTTTTATGCAATGCTATGGCGGAGTATAAAACAAAATGCGTGATATTTAAATTATTTATGTTTAAAACCTTTTTAAAAGTAGTTTATAAAATTGAATTTATTTTTATTTTAAGTGGGAAGGGGAGCGCTTTTTTGGCAGATGAGTAGCGTAACAGCAAAACGATGTAAATCATCGTTTGCGACGCTACGAAAGATAGCAACTCCTTGGCTTCCCCCTTAACAACCCTTAACCCCCTGTAAAAGCCTTTTTTTATTTTTATCTACTTTTAACGCACGAACAAAGTCCGTGCTAAAGTAGCAAACACTAAAGTCCCCATAAATGGGGTACCCCACGAAGTGGGGCTTTAGTGCGTTTCCAAAACCAGCGAATGCGACCCCAAAGGGGTGGTTTCTGTGAAAGTGCCAAACTTTGGTCGCAAAGCTGGGCTTCGCTCAGCTGCGAAATCAAAATAGGGGTACCCCACGAAGTGGGGCTTTAGGTGGGTCAAGGGAGTGCAACTCCCTGCCGTAAACGGCGACTTGTTGCCGTGCGGAGTTAAAGTAGCTTGCAAAGCTATTTTTAAAAGGGCTTTTGTCCTAAAAATGGGGTACCCCACGAAGTGGGGCTTTAGTGCGTTTCCAAAACCAGCGAATGCGACCCCAAAGGGGTGGTTTCTGTGAAAGTGCCAAACTTTGGTCGCAAAGACTAGCTTTGCTAGTCTGCGAAATCAAAAATAGGAGTATATAATGAATATAGATGAGATTAGAGCTGAGCTAAATGAGTATTTAGCTAGTAACAAGCTAGGAGCTAATGCGTTAGCAAGGAGCCTTGGTGTATCGCCAGCTGTGATAAGTACCTTTAGAGCTGGTTCGTATAAAGGCAATAATGAAGTTGTAGCTAGAAAGATAAAGAGCTATTTAAACGGCCTTAGCGCTAAAAAAGATGAGAGCGTAGAGCTAAAAAACGCTAAAGAGCTATTTAAAAGCGTAGATTTTAAAATGAGCTTTTTTGCTATTAATGAAGCGATAGAAAACAGCGAAATTGCGCTTATTTATGGAGAGGCTGGTAGTGGTAAAAGCACGATTTTAAAAGAGTTTTTAAAAGAGAGTCCAAATGCGATTTTAATAGAAGCCACGCCGCATACTACAGCTAGAAGCTTGATTGAAAATATTTGCGAAGAGCTAAAGCTATCAGCAAATTCGATGGAGGCAAAACTAAGGGCTATATCAAAGCACTTAGCAAGTTGCGATAGGGTTTTACTCGTAGATGAAGCAGAGCATTTGCCACTTAAGGCGCTAGAGAGCTTAAGGAGAATCCACGATTTTAGTGGTTGTCCGCTAGTCCTTGTAGGGACTGAGATACTACTTAGAAATCTACTAGGGAAAAATAAAGAGCTAAGGCAGCTATATAGTCGCATAGGCTCAAAGTGGATAATGAAAGGCCTTAGCAAAGATGAGAGCAAGGAGTGCTATGGCGATGGGGTTTATGAGCTTTGTGGTGGAAACTTCAGAGCTAGTGCCAAGCTTCATAAAAAGGCGCTAAAACTTGCTGAGTTTTACAATGAAAGTAGTATAAATAGCGAGCTTTTAAACAAGGCTGCTGAGATGGTGGTGCTAGTATGATGGGAAAATTTAGCGAAGTCAAAATGGGGTACCCCGCTTTTTATTTTTACCTACTTTTAGCGTGGCAACAAGTCGCCACTAAAGTAGCAAACACTAAAGTCCCCATAAATGGGGTGCCCCGCTTGCGGGGCTTTAGGGGTTTCCAAAGGCTCACCTTTGGTCGCAAAGGTCGGCTCTGCTGACCTGCGAAGTAAAAAATAGGAGTTAAAAATATGATAGAAAAATTAGTATATGTAGCATCACCATATGCAGCTATAAGCTGTGCTAGAGATGAAGAGCAAAGAAAATTATACGCTAAAAAGATAGCGATTAGGGCTTGTAAAGATGTTAAAAATGCTGGATACTCACCTATTAGTCCAGTGCTAGCGCTATGTGATATATATAATGATAAGGAGGATAGAGATGAAGTGATGAGAATATGTAAGCAAATGTTACAAGGTTGTTCATATATCTATGTGGCAAATAGCTCGTATAGTAAAGCCTCTAAGGGGATAAGGCAAGAGCTTGAGTTTGCTAAGAGTTTAAACATTACAATTTTAGAAATTTAAGGAGAAAAGATGGAGATTAAGAGTTTTAGCGATATAGATATCGCATTAAAAAGAGTGTGTGAGCTAAGTGTTGGGATAGAAAAAATTAATGGCGAAGTTACCTTAGAGTGTAACCGCATAAAGGAGTCTAGAAAGAGCGAAGTGGAGAGACTAGAGAGCGAAAAAGCGTATATAGAGCAGCAAATCACGCTATTTTGTGAAGATAATAAGCATGAATTTGCAGAGAAAAGAAGCAGGGAATTTACCTTTGGGGAGATTGGCTATCGCATTAGCAAAAGCGTAAGTATCCCAAGAGTAAAGACAAAGCTTGAAGCGCTTTTAAACGCTATAAAAGCTTATGGGCTATCTAAAGAGTGTATCAACTACACAGAGTCTGTGAATAAAGATGCTCTATGTGAGTTAGATGATGCTGACCTAGCAAAGCTTGGGTTAAAAAGAGTTGTAAAAGATAATTTTAGAATAGTGCCAAAGATTGAAAATTTAAGTGTTTAAATGGCTTTTAAATAAGATTTATCAAGCAGTGTTCGCACTGCTTTATTAAGTTTTATAAAAGGCATATGGTATGTTTGGTTTGGATATAGGCTCTGCTATCCAGCCAGTAGCTAGATATAGATTGGGTAAGGCTCTAGCTATGGCTGGGCTAAAGGAGCATTTACAAAAGTATGTTAGCAGTGTTGAGTGTGAAGATCACAGGCTAACAATAGTATTTAATCACAATTTAGCATTGATGGAGTTTAACGCTGATAAAGAGCAGTTTTTGGCTAGGGCTAGGGAGTTTTATAGAAGAAATTCTAAAAAATTTATAAATTTGAATTTTGTCCCTAAGCGTATAGAGGCAAGGGTAAAAATCTATAAAGATGAACCCCAAAGAAGCCCAGAGCCTAAAAAGGCTAAGATGCGTTGTGATTCTAGCTTTAGAAATAGCGCAAAAGATCCGCAAATTTACGCTTTATTTGAGCAGTTAAGAGAGGTGATAAAGATAAGGGAGGAAGAAGAGTGAGTAAAATATTAGAGTATAGAAAAAGCCTACTAGCTAAAGTTCATATGCACCATGCGTGCATAGAGCTTAAAAGGCTTGAAGGCTGGGAAGAGTATTTAGATGAGAATTTCAGTGTTAGTAGCTCAGCCGAGCTTAGTATCGATGAGCTAAAAATCCTTTTGGATATGCTAAATGGCAAAGGCGTTAAGCCATTTAAGATAGATCTATCTGGCAGAGAGATAGTACAAAGAGCTATCAAAAAGATATCTAGCCAAGCCCAAGCAAGAAAAATAGATGAGCTAAGAGTTCTTATAGGGTGGAGCCAAAAAGAGCTAACTAACTTCATTGCTAATAAAATGCATATACTAGCTAATCCTTTAAAGCTCGGTCCTAAAAACGCATCTAGGCTGATATATATGCTTAGCAAGGTTTTGGAGTATAAAAATTCTAAAAAAAGGAGATAGATGAGTGATATTATAGAGAAATTTAGAAACGCTCTTATAGATTTAGAGTATGATATAAAAGAGCTAGAAGAGGCTACAGGTGTAGGCGATGAAGAGGAGATAATAGAGCGAGCTTATAATTTGGTTGAAACCTATCATAGGATAAAAACCGAGCTAGGATTGGAGTAAGCATATGATATGTCCGTTTTGTGCTAGTAGCAAAACTAGAGTGATAGCTACGATTAAAGGGCTAGAAAATAGGCGTTTTAGGCGGTGTGATGCTTGTCATGAGACATTTGAGACAAATGAGAGAGTCTTGGCAAAGCGTTTGGAGAGTAGATATTTAATGAGTGAATTTAAGGAGTATATAGATGAGTCTGATACAAAGAGTGATAAAACACAAGATCGCAAAGAGTAAAGATAAGCAAAAATTAATAGATGAGATGATAGCAACTCTTGGAGTTAGTGCTAAGAGTGAGTTAAAGGAGCTTTTAGAAGAGCTATATATGGTTGTGATGGATAACTATGATAGCGATGAGCTACAAAGCATAATCGAAAATAGGCTAGAAAGATTAGATATACCAATAAAAGATATGAATTATGAGGAGTTATATCGTAGTTTTTTGAGTGGCGTGGGTGGTAGGAGTGATTTGAGATTTGATAGCGTAGATGTCAAAGCTATAAAGGTTATGAGAGAGAATTTTTACTGGATGAAGGGCGAGTTTAACGCTAAAGTTAGTGATGAGTTAAAAGAGATTACAAAAGAGATATTTGAAGGCAAAATCCCAAGGACAAAGGCTGGTGAGATAATGAAAGAGAGATTTAAAGGCGTCTTATCAGCCAATACTAGCTATTTTGAAGGGGTGAGCGATCATATCATAAGTCAGATGCAAAATGTATCAGTAGTCAATGAAGGGGCTAAAAATGGAGTTAAACACTATAAAGTAGTAGCTAGGATAGATAGTCGCACTAGTGAGTGCTGCAGATCTATGAATGGGCGCATAATACCAGCTTCGCATATAGAGGCTCAAAGCGGGGCTATCCAAAATGCTAAAAATATCGCTGAGAAAAAGGCGGCTGCCACTTGGAGAAATGGTGCGTTTTATGGTAAGATTTTGCCTAAGGATTTTGGACTTCCGCCATATCATTTTCGCTGTCGCACGGAGGTGGTGCCTGTGTGGATAGATAAAGAGGTGATTGATGGTAAAATCACTAAAAATACGAGTCCAAAAGCAAAAGATGAGCTTTTTAGACATATTGATAGTATGGGTTATGAAAGAGTCGCTAAAAGCGATATTTACACGCACGGACAAAGCGGATATATCAAACCTAGTAAAACAGAGCTAATATCTGCTATGAATAGCATCAGCGATATTAAAACTAGCATAAATAATCCAGCAAGACAAGTAGCAATAAGCGGTAAAACTATTATTATTTATCAAGATGATAAGGTTTGGACTGTCATTAAAAAACATAGCCAAAATTCGGCAAAACAATACTTTAAAAATAACACGGAGAATAAAATATGGAAAAGCGAAAATTATATATTTTCATCGATGAAAAAGGCTGGCATATTACAGACAATAATAAAAAAAATAGTTGGTTAAATGATGATGAGCTAGATGCAAATTTTGCCGAAGCATTTGGTATAGATGGTAAGATAGGCTTTTTAGGGGAATGGGCTTGGAGCGATAATTTCCTTAAGTTAAAGAGCGATAAATTAAATGAAATTTGCGACTTTGAAGTATTAGAGAGCGGGCATAAATTCACTGGTTCATTCATAGATGCGCTAGAGTATATCAAAGCAAATTTTAAAGGATAACTCTAAAAGGGTAAAAACACTTAACAATAAGTAGTTTAAATATTTAAATTTATTGAGTATTGCTATTATTCTTGTTTATATTAGGCTCGACAATAGAGTCGTTACCCTTCCCAGCCGTGCTGTTTCCTTCAGTACGCTGATGTATTTTACTAGTATTTTGGTCGATGTAGTTTTTAGTATTCATATCAAAAAAACGCCAATATATAAAAATTGCGCACATAATGCATGTAATAAATAAATTAAATCTAAAAATATAGCTATTACAAAATCCGTTTTTTAAAGATTTTAAGGAAATAGCGCATTCTTTTTGTTTTTCGAAGTCCTGATTTATTTTTGAAAAATGTATCTCTCTGATAAAGGCATATAAATAGTGTAATATGTTTGTTATAAATAGACCTATTAGACAAACGATAAACGATAATCTGTATACACTTGCTTGGTGTATATTGGAAAGGACCGATGTAGAAAAAGTAAGCCCTGCAACAAATGCAAAAACGATAGAGGCAAAGATACCTAAAATAGTAATATATTCTTTTTGCATATCGTTTATTTTTTTGGTTGCCTTACTGGCACTATTGCTTGCATTTTCGGCTAATATTTGTGCTTCTTTTAATTTTTTTATGGTCTGCGAATTATTATTTTCACCTTTATTTTCAATTTCACGCATGTATTTTATTTGTAAAATTTCTAAAACAACATGATCGTATAGTTTTAAAAATTTATTCACAAAATTAGTGGAATAACCATTTCTTTCGTCTTCAATATAAATTCTAGCCTCCTCTATCGCCTCCATTAAATTATCTATACTTAGTTTGTTTTTCTCTCTGTCTATTCTTGATAATATAAGGAAAATTTTTGAATATTTATGCCTGAAATCTTCGCTGGCGTTGTCGGTACTACCAACATACACTTTTTTTAATTTATCGATATTGCCGTTAAGCCTAAACTGACCACTTTTATCTCGTAGGGCGTTTTGTTTAGACAAAGAGCATAAAACATCTTTTATGATTCGGTGTTTTTCATCAAGATGAGGATTTATATCAGAAAGCATTATCTTTTATCTGCTGTTTTGGTATCACATCTCCAAATCCAGCACCATCTTTAAAAATAATATCCCATGCCTTACCTTTTGCGTGCGTCTCATTAACTAGCATCCAAGGATCCATATTGCGTTTTTCGCAGACAGTGCTGTCTATTAGTGAAATATTATCACCTAAATTCTGTATTATTTTATCATAATTGTCATATTCTTTATGAATTTTTAATGCCCCTAAATATGAGAACTCATAATAGACGCTAGGAACAACCGGTCCAAATTTCCAAGCCTCAAAATCATCATCAAATAGTGGTTTGTTATTTTTTTTTAAAAAATCATGCTGTATATAATAGAGTATTTTTTGAAGCTGTAAGTTACTAATAGGGCACTTGTCTTTTTTGCATTTTGTTACAACGTATTTTGCTACGTCTAACGCTTTCATTTTTGCTCCTTTCGTTTTAATTCTAGTTAAATTATATTAAATTTTTGAGATAATTAGTATTCTAAATTTTTTAAGTATATTTATAAATTTGAAACCTATTTTAGCAAAAATTATACCAAATAATATTAAATTATGCAATTAATTCAAAAATACTCACGGTATTTTAAAGGGTTTTTGTATAAATAAACAAAAGTAATAAGCGGATAAAAAGGTGGCCGCCTATTTTTGATTTCGCTAGAGCCAAAGCTAGTCTGCGAAGTTAAAATGGGGCTTTTCATACTTTTTAATAATGTTTAAAAGCTATTTAACCACTTTTTTAATATCATTTACAATTCTATTTTTCACTTCATTAGCTAGGGCGGATTTTGCCCTTGTAAATCCACTGCCTTTTATATAGCTATCTAAAGCATTTTTTAAATATGGGTTCTCTTTAGTCCCCGGGTGATTTACTTTCTTGCCAAAGATTATGCCAGATTTTTTATTTGCTAAAGCTCTTGCTTTTTTAACCTTAATCATATGTGGTTTTGTGCCAAAATGGACAAATTTAGCATATGGTGCGAGTTTTGTATTGCCTATAACTGCTTTTTTATGGCTGTAGCTAATTACCTTTATATCTTTTTTTAGATTACCTGTCTTGTATGGGGCTATCTCTTTTGCGTTATTTACTACTTCACTAGCTACTCTAAATATAAATCTTTTATATATGCTATTCAT